CTCGAACGTACCGCAGAAATGCGCTACCTCGGCCTCGCTCAGCTTAAGAGCGAAGGTGGCCAGACGGCTTTCGATTCGGGTTCTGGTGAGCGTTTTGTGTACAACCAAGAACATACGGAAATCGCACTCGGCTACGCGATCACCCGTAAGGCAATCGACGACAACCTCTACAAGACCCAGTTTACCCCTTCGAACCTCGGCCTGATTGAATCTTTCCAGCAGACCAAGGAAATCTACGGCGCGAACCTCTTGAACACGGCAACGACCTACAATGCAGCGGTCGGCGGCGACGGTGTGGCACTCTGCTCCACGGCGCATCCTATCGACGGCTCGACGGTCGCCAACACCCCATCGACGCAGGTCGATCTTAATGAAGCCACCTTGCTGAATGCGATGATCGCAATCCGCACGAACTTCAAGGATCAGGCCGGTCTGAAGGTGTTTGCTCGTGGTCGCAAGTTGATCATCCCACCTCAGTTGGAACCAGTTGCAATCCGTCTTCTGAAGACCGAATTGCGTCCGGGTACTGCCGACAACGATGTCAATGCGTTGATGACGACTGCCGGAGGTCTTCCAGAAGGCTACATGGTTAACGATTTCTTGACCTCGCCATATGCTTGGTTCTTGCTCACGAACATCGACGGCCTTGCCTACATGGAACGTGTCAAGTTCGAGACCGATATGCAAGTCGATTTCGTGACTGATAACCTCCTTGTGAAGGGTTACGAGCGTTATTCGTTCGGCTACTACAACTGGCGTTCGATTTACGGCTCATTCCCAACCTCGTAAGGAACACTCACATGAGTAGCACGGTATTTACTGGTCCGCTTCTTGCGGGAAACGTGCTCAACTCAGACGGCACCGGCAATTTAGCCGGTGTCGGTGGGTCGAGCGGTACGCAAAATGTTGGTTTCTGCGAAATGGCGCAGACATCCCCCATTACACAGGCGACGGCAGCAACCGGGACGTTGATTGTGATTCCTGCCCAAAGCATGATCACCGCAATTGATATCTTTACGACCGTCGCTTGGACGAATAGCAGCACATTGAGCATTGGTACTTCTACCACTTCTAATGAGCTTGCTAGTGCTATTGCTAATGCTTCTCTGGTTCAAGGCAAGTATTCGGTCCCCGTGACCAGCTTGGTAGCCAACTGGATTAACACCAACAATACACAGGATGTTCAGATATATGTGAAATCCAGTGCCGCTCCCATCTCTACGACGGGTACAGCAGTATTGGTTGTCAGGTATATCCAAGCCATTAACGGCTTCACCAACGAACAATACACCTAATAGGAGTGGACCATGAAAGGTCATAAAGGACATCACCACGGCCACGTTGAGCATGGTGTACATCACAAGCATCCTCGTGCAGAGCACAAAAAGGGTGGCAAAGTAGAATCGCCTATGGAAGGTCACTGGGCTTCTGATGAAGCTCCAAGGGACGTTTATGCTGGTGCAAGCTCTGGTGTCGTAAAAGAAGCCAAAGGGCGCAAGCACGGCGGCAAGGCGAAGAAGCACGTCGGTCACCACGAAGGCCACAAGGCCGAGCATCGTGCAGACCGCGCCCCACGCAAGTCGGGCGGTCGCGCTTCGGGTTCGAACATGAACCCACTTTCTTCAGCTCACAAGGGTATGGAGCCTAAGGCCCATCACTCGTATGAGCCGGAAATGCACGGCAAGTAAAAAACTGAGGGGGGCTTAGGCTCCCCTCTTTTCCCTTTTGGAGTTTATTATGACCGCTGCATGGACACGTTCTGAGGGTAAATCGCCATCTGGTGGGCTTAACGAACGTGGTAGGCAATCTGCCCGTGCTGAAGGTCATCACCTCAAGGCTCCGACCAAAGATTCAGACAACCCGCGTCACAAGTCATTCTGTGAACGCATGACCGGCATGAAACGCAAGATGACTGGCGCTGCTGCAACCGCCGACCCCGACAGCCGGATCAATAAATCTCTTCGCAAGTGGGGTTGCTAATGTCCGACAAACCATTCTGGGACAAACAGCTTCCAAAGGGCCACCACACAAAGCATTTGTCGCATAAGCAAGAGCAAAGTGCTAAGGCTAGTGCAAGGGCCGCAGGTCGGCCATATCCGAACCTAATCGATAACGCTGCTGCGGCGCGTAAAAAAGGCAAATAACCATGGCCAATAACATCAGCTACACGGTAACCGGCACCGGTACGAGTGCAATCTTCGCCGTTGATAACTATCAAGCCCCATTCAATATAGGTCTCGGCGCAACCGTGTCTGCGACGGCCACGTATACGGTTCAATTCACGTTCGATGACATCACAGCTAATGGCTACGTCGCATCAAGCGGCACTTGGTTTACCGAAGCCACCTGTGGCACCGCCTCGACGTCGAAGGCAATCTCGTTCACGATCCCATGCCGTGGTATCCGGCTTAACGTGTCGGCCAGCACTGGCTCGGTAACGCTTCAGGTTCAGCAAGCCGGGGAACGCTAATATGGTTAGCGGCGTCACAACTTGGTCAATCACGCAAAACGGTCGATATGAACCATTTGAATTGCAAGTTGCCCGTGGACAGATCACTGGGCATTCTATTGCTAACATTTTTGGTTATCAGGCGGCGGTTGGCACCGGAGCACCTCTTCCAGTTTGGGAAGTAACGAGTGCTTATACCTATCCTGTCACGGCAACAACTATGCTTCTTTATAGTTCGTCGGCTTCAGATACGAATGTGAACGTCACAATCAGTGGGTTGGACGCAAACTTCAATCCGATTTCTGAACAGCTTACGTTAACAAATGGCGTAACAGGCGTAACGACTGTTAAGTCATATCTTCGAATCCAATCTATGGTTTCAAATGATAATATTTTTGCAAACCCTGTCGGAACTTTGACACTTGGTAATGCCGGTAAAACAATTGTATATGCTCGTATTTTACCCGGCATCAATCGTACTCAAATGTCGATTTATACGGTTCCAGCGGGTTATACCTTATACCTGACACGAATTGATATATTCGCAAACGAAGCAGGCAGCGGAAGCAATTTTGCTAACTATCAAGTTTATAGCAAAAATAACGTGACTGGACAGTCATTTGTAGTTCTTCAGGCTCCATTTTTGGGTAATTATAATATCGTTCGCGTTGTGCCGTTTCCCTACACTGAAAAAACTGACATTCAATGGCAAGTTTCGGTTGGAACCTCAACATCTCCGGTAGGTGTCAACATTGAAGGCATCTTAATTGCCAATGATGGGGCGCTATAATGGCTACGAGTGGCACCTACACGTTTAATCCGTCTCTTGGTGAGATTGTACTTTATGCGTACAACCTCTGCGAGGTGCGCAACACAGCCCTTGCTCAAGAGCACATGGAAGCTGCACGGATGTCCACGAACCTGCTGTTGGCCAATTGGGCCAACCGGGGCGTGAACCTGTGGGCTGTCGATCTTGTGACGGTTAACTTTACCCAAACGCCTACGATCTTGACTGTCACTGGTAATGGTTCGACGACTACGCTGACCTATGCGACCCCAAACACGCCTGTATACACAATAGGTACACAGATCACCGTGAGCGGCACCGGCGTTGTGGATGGCCTGCAGACGGTAATTGCATCATCAAACGGTTCAGTGAGCTTTGCTGCTTCATACAATGGCTCTACAACTGGCGGCATGATCTCAGCTTCAACGCCAGCGGCCACGTACTCGATTGACCCAAACACCGTCGTGATGCTCGACGCCTACGTGGAAAACACATCGAACGGGTCGCAGCCCATCGACCGCATCATTTTGCCGGTTTCGCGCACGGAATATGCGTCGTATCCAAACAAGCAGCAGGTGGGGTTCCCCACCGTGTTCTGGATGGACCGTCTTATTGCCCCACAGGTGACGCTCTGGCCGGTGCCGGATGGCACATCATCGCAGACGTTGAAGTATTACCGTGTCCGCCAAATCCAAGATGCGGCTTACACCGCTGGGCAGACGGTTGAAGTTCCATACCTCTGGTTGGAAGCATTCGCGTATGCGCTGGCCCTGCGCCTTGCCGTCATCTGGAATGCTGCAAAGGTGCAGTTACTGAAGCCGTTGGCCGATGAGGCCTACATGATTGCCGCCGAGCAGAACGTCGAGACGGCTCAGCAGTACATTTCGCCGCAAATCCAAGGATACTTCCGGTGAGGGCAACAGGCCGTGCATCCGTATCGTCTAGAAATCCTCGCGCTTTCGGCATATGTGACCGTTGCGGGTTTCTATACCTGTCTCTTATACACATCTGACGCTGCCGACGATCTACTCTGTGTAG